TTGCTCTGTTGTATCCATGCCTGCAAATCCCTTTCGTCAAATGGTTAACGGATTTTAACTTTACCATCTGCGCGATAGGTTGTTAATCCGTTACCGGTTTGACAGTCAGGCGGGCTTTTCGGGCCAGCTGATGTCCGGTGCTCCTGACACGTCAATGGCCTGCACCGCCTGCACGTACTTCATCCAGACGGAAAGCGTGACCTTATCTGCATCGGTGATGATGCCTAACAGCAGCTGCGTCTGCCAAGCTTGGGTAATGCCGTTTGCCTCGCTAACGCGCGCCGCCTTTTCGCTGGCCGTCGCGTCAAGCCGCGACTGCTGCTGTGGATCGCTGTCAGTCACGCGCATCACCGCCCGTAAGACTCACGTCGCACGCGGCGCATGGCGGCCTGTTCATCCGCCGGATAAAGCGCAATCAGCGCCTCTTTGCACTCAGCCAGCAGCGATTCAAAGTCCGGCACCTCAATAATCTGCGGTGCGGGCAGCTGGGAAAGGTCAATTACTGCCACTGTTCACCCCCGTTGGTACAGACATAGCAACCGGCGAACCGTCATCCCGCTGGCCGGTCAGCTCAACCACCATAGAGCCGTCAAAGTCGCTGGTAAGGTTTACGGTGCTCAGCCTCACGCGAGGTTCCCAGCGGCTGATGGCGACATACACTGCCGCCATTACCTGCAGGCGGATCACGTCGTTCTGTGGCTGGTCAATCAGTACCGACAGCAGTGAACCGTAATCACGCCGGGCGATGCGGCTGCCTTCCGGGGTGATCAGGATGTCGCGCATGCTCTGCCGGATGTGATCGATATCGGTAATGGCTTTGCCGGTGTCGCGGTTCATGCCGAGATACATCATTGCGGGCCTCCTGACATATCGCCGCCACTCTTAACTTTGTCGTGTAAGTGCTTATCAGCAACCACGCCGTTAGAACTCATTGAACCGCCGCCGTGTGTCACATCGCCGTTCATCGTGGTGTCACCGTTAATCCGTGTCTGGCTGGCCTCTATCCCCAGCGCATCGGTGATCAGCTGAATGCCGTCTGCCGCTTCAATGCGCACGCTTCTGATGTTCTTTATCAGCAGCTGGCCGTTTTCCGGCTCGTACTGAAACCAGCCACCGTCCTTAAACACAGTGGTGGTGCCGTCTTCTGAATAGTCGGGCGGAGGGAAGGCTTCGGAATAAATGGCGGGCAGCGCAAAAGCGGTTTCAAGATTGCCGCCCAGGCTCAGCAGCACAACCTGTTCCCCGACGGTGGGCTGCCACCATGTGCGCGTATTACCGGCGCGCAGGGTAAGCCAGTTAATCCAGTTGGTTTCGAGCTCGCCCGTTTTCACCTGGCACAGCCAGTTCACCGGGTCCACTTCGGACACAATGCCGGTGCGGATCAGGTTGGTGATAAGGCGCATAATTTCAGTGAGTTTTTCATTCATGAAGGAAAGATGCCTTTAAAATTGAAAGCATTCACCGAAATGGTATTGTGTGAGGAATTACACAAAGCAAACTACAAAGCAGGGCAGCTATGTCTTTTTTTAAATATGTCAGTATCGAAACACTTGAAAAAATCCTCGCAGGCAGTATTCGCCTTACGCAGCCAGGTGCTTTTAATGATCCTTTTGAACTTGCTGTTGAAGTATATAATCCTTACGTCGATAAAAAAGGAAGTGCAAATCTGTATTTAGATGCTTTATCCCCTGCAAGAGACATAAAAAAATTCTTACTTCCTACGGAGTTTAGTGACGATAATTGTAACGATGTTTTTGCTAGAGAGTTGAGAGGTAAAATAGATAATGTTTTAGGCATGTTATGCGTTACTAAAAACCCAAGCTCTCATTTGATGTGGGCACACTATGCTTGCGAATATTCCGGTGCCGTTATTGAATTTGAAGAGTCGCATGATTTTTTTCAAGGTATATTTGAAATAGAGTACATTGAGAAAAGACCAAAGTTTCATATGGACTATTTCCTTGCCGAAGTTCCTTTACCCATTTCAGAACTCTGTATTAAATCAAGCGAGTGGGGCTATGAAAAAGAGTGGCGATTGGCGCGGTTATTGAAAGATTGCAAGAAAATAAAAACCTCAGGTGGCAAATATGATATCTATACAATGGAAATCCCTCTTGATGCAATAAAAAGTGTGACTTTAGGAGAGCGCTGTAAGCTCGACGATGCAAAAAAAACTTACCACAAGCTAAAAAATACAAAAGTAGCTTTAAAAATTGCCGCACTGGCTAACTGGAACTATGAATTCAGAGAGGAACCGATAAAGCTTAATGTTCCCGTAAGCGAAATGAATCCTTATGTTACTCCATATACTGCGGATATTTTTCTGGATGACAGAGGTGTAATCGGAGAGATGGCGCGGTGGGCTAAAATAAAACATCCTTTAAGTTCAATTGTGAAATGGCGCTTATAAAGCTAAGTTACACTTAAGAACCGAAGCAGGATTTCGCGAACCGTGCTTTCCACGTCGCCGTTAACGCCCAGCAGCGGACGTTCAGCATATTTCACTATCGGGCCGCGACGGCTTACCCGGTCCCGTAGGCCGAAGTGATGAACGCGGGCCAGCTTTTGCACCGACGGAACAAAGGCAACCTCAGCGGCGTCCGCGCCTGCCTGCGCCTTGAGATATTTTGCCGTTTTCAGCTTCGCGAACATGCCGCGACGGATGCGGCCCTTTTTGCTGCGGGCACTGACGCGGCGCGGTTCCCATGCGGTGCCGTCCGGGGAACGCTGCGCGGTGATGTTTGCCTTTTGAATGCGGCGCAAATCGCGCGCCACTTCCCGCAGCATCTTTTTCCGGGCCGCCGGTTCCAACTGTGAAAGCAGCGCCGCCAGCCAGGCATCCACTTCATGCAGTTCAGCCATGCTTCACCGTCCAGAATTCCTCCGGCGCGTCAGGTTCCGGCACCGCCTCAATGTGTGCCTTCCCGTCCTCCACGGTCGCTATCACACGCTCGGTCAGCTTCAGGTCCATGCTGATGTCGCAGCGATCATTAGCAAGAATATCGACCTCAAACGAAAACAGCCTTTCACGCGCCTCACGGTTCTGCAGCGCGTCAGGCTGGTTTTCCCGCAGCCACAAAAGCACCGGTGCCATCAGCAGATTCTGATCACCGGTGAAGTCGGTGATCACTACGTTCAGCGTGTAGCGGTACTCCCACGACAGGGACGCGGCGGACGTGGCGACCAGCTGACCGCTGTCCACGAACAGGTGCAGGCGGTCCGGGTTATCGGCCACGTAAGGGACCGACTTATTCAGGGCGCTGCGTAAGGACTGCGGCTTGTTCATCGTCTTTTTCCTGACAGCTGATGATGGCATCCACCTTACCGGCACATGCCGCCCAGGCGGCCTCGGTTTCGTCTAGCAGGGCGAGAAGATCGCCGTTAGTGCGCGGCGCTGTCGAGTCCAGCTGGCAGCGGGTGATTTTCGGACAGCCACTCACGGTAAGATTCACCTCCTGAGAGGGCCGGTCTCTAGCGCAGCCGGACAACAGGATCAGGCAGAGTGGTATCACTCCAGCGGCGCAGGTCTTCATTTTCACGTTTCAGCTCCTCAATCTGTCGCTGCCGGTCGCGCAGCAGGTAGCGTCTTCCACCTGATGGAGCCGGATATCAATCAGGAGATTTACGGCCTGCCGGGCTACCTGTCGGCCATCCCGTCCGCGCTGCTTAATGAGTCGGCTACGCTGTTCCGCCGCAATTATTACCTCAATGGCAGCCATGCGGGTTTTATCATGTACATGACCGACCCGGCGCAGAGCCAGCAGGACATGGACAACATCCGCAGTGCCATGAAAAGTGCAAAGGAGCCGGGAAACTTCCGTAACCTGTTTATGTATTCGCCCAACGGGAAGAAAGACGGGATTCCGATCATCCCGCTGTCAGAGGTGGCGGCTAAGGATGAGTTCCTGAACATCAAGAACGTGAGCCGTGATGACATGATGGCTGCGCACCGCGTGCCGCCGCAGATGATGGGAATCATGCCTAATAGTGTTGGGGGATTTGGTGATGTGGAGAAGGCTGCAAATGTATTTGTGCGTAACGGGCTTACTCCACTACAAAAGAGATTAGTTGAGGTAAATAATTGGCTCGGAGAAGAAGCAGTGAAATTTGAACATTATAAAATTAGCTAAAAATTCAACCCCGACTCTTATTGATAGAATGAAAAATATTTTATCAACAATGCCGCACTAATTACAAACTTAAAAATCACATTGCCACTGAAGTAGCAATGTGATTATCTTATGCAAAAAACCTATCGAGTTTCTTAAACGTAAGCGCGAAGTATTGATTATTTTTAACGTCACATCGAGTACAGATTAAATCTTCGATGCTAACACGGCTATTGGCCATTTCAGTAAGCTTCTTCTTCCGGGTCTCAGCAGGAATGTATTCTTTATTAAATTGGTCACGCTTAACTTTAAAGACGTACTGATCAATAGCTTTATAAAACTTCATCATTGCAGGGTATAAGTCATGACCACGTATAAAACTTAATGAATCAGACGATGCCACTTCCAGCTCCTCAAATCTTTTTTGAGTAGCAGTTAGGATATGTTCTCCATGAGTCGACTCAATGTGATGAGTAAGTTCATCATCAAAAGATTTAAACTTTAAAATAAACTCATCTTTTAAATCTGAAGAAAATACATCTGGCACACTCATTTCATTTATCAATCCCCTTAACACCTCCACGAACTTCTTATGGTAATGATCAAATGCGCATATATCGTTAAATTGATATAGAGAGACTAATTTGAGTAAGTAACCATGTACAGACTCAGCTAATTTTTCTGTAAAATTTTCAATAAACAACCCAAGATATTCCAAATCTTCGCCGAGTGCACGCTCGAAAATCTGGACTACACCTACAGGATGAATATAAACATTTTCTTTAGAATGAACATATGTTTGAAAAACGTATGGAGACTCTAATAAATCTTTTTGCTTGCAAGCATAATTCCCTGAAATAAAACTATAGTCACTATCTAAGCATGCTATAGTTGATTTCCCCAATTCGATCTCGCCACTATTTATTTTTGTGAAAATTCTTGAGCACCCATCAGCTACTTTTCCATCTTTAAACTCATGTGCTGACGCCAAGTGGAACTTAAACTTATACTTTTTGTAAGTGTTTTTCAGTACAGGATACCATAATTTTTTATCATCATCTGACTCAACCCAAACTGCGACCCATTTAGGCTGTCCATCTGTTATAAAAACAGAAGACTTTTCATAATAAGATGATTGAGATTTAAATCCTAAAGAGTTTGCATCCATGGTTCACTCCGTAATTGCCGCAATATTTAAATACTGCTCGTCAACATTTCCAATCAAAGCTGGCGAGTGAGTAGATAATATAAATTGCCTTTCTGGGGCTAATCGCGACAATGTCGGAAGTAACAATTCCTGCCATTCAATGTGCAAAGATAGATCTGGCTCATCCAATATGAAAATAACATTCTCGTTCTTATTAAGAAACACACTTAACAGTAAAACAAAAAGAGTTTTTTCTCCTCTGGAAAAGTTAAACCATTTAATAACCTTCCCGTTTTTTAATTTTATAGCAATAAACCCATTTTCATCTCTGGTAACATCACGCCCTGTTTTATTTAGGAAACCATTTATAGACGCAAACAGCTCATTACCCCAAGAGTTTTCTTTGTTTTTCTTTATAACAAATCTTTCAACTAGACCTTCAATTTTAGACAGCAACATTTCATCAGCGAGATCAATCCCCTCAAGGAAAAGAGGATCAGATTGCAACTCCTCCATGATCTCTTTCTTTATTTTATCTTTATCGCGAAACTTCCCTTTTTTACTTTTAGATTCTTGAAGAATAAAACTACTCATCAACAAGTACAGGGTTTTGTTAATACTATCTTCTTTGATAAAAATATCTAAATCTTTTACTTCTTTAACATCATCACTTACATTATTATAAAAAACCCTATCATCTTTAAAAAAGATAGTATTAGGCAAAATTATTTCATCTTTTTCCGGATGGTATTGCATTGTAAGAAATGCCATTTTCACAGAAGCTGAAGAGCTATCTTTTTTAACAACTAACTCTTTGTTTTTCTTTTTTGTATGATTTTTAATCGTACTATTCACAGCATCAAAAGACTTAAATATATCAAGCTTCATGCTATTCTTTGCGCTATTTTCAATTTTCTTCTTTAAATCACTACTTAAGTCTATTTCATCACCTAGTATGTAGCTTCTGACTAGGGTTTTATCATCAAAATTTAGTTCCGTAGCCCATGAATCATGCATGGTTTCTACATCGCCGTTATGAATCAAACTAAATGAATCATGTAATAATTCAAGAATAGTAGACTTACCTGAACCATTATGACCAGTGAGGATAATAAACTTATTTTTAAAATCCAGCGTAATATTTTTTGAACCCCAAAAATTGGATATTTTAAATTTTTCGATGCTTATCATCAACTACTCCCTAAAATCCAACCTAGTTTTACTATAAATATTAATAACTAAGTTTAATCGCAATCTTTTTTCCTGTATATAGGTTATTGCAATAACCTTTCACATATGACTGTTGCGCGCGCTCGTACCCCCGCCACGCCTGCCCGCTTTATGTAGTGGTTTTCATGCACCTGCATGACATAAACAAAAGCCCGCCAATACTGGCGGGCCTGAGTATCAGAGATCCTTTTGGGATCATGCAATTTCATGCAGCATAGTCATGCACTCACTGCTCTTAGTTCTGTTAAGCCTTTTATCACTCAGCCTGATTCATTGAAAGGCTTTATTCATGCTTGCGTAGACAAGTCATTAACTCATCTGTGAGTTCGGAAACCCACTCAATTGCCATGCGTTTTTCCTGATAACTACAATCGCTGACAGCAACAAGTTTTAAAAAGAAATCAATACGCTGAAGCTTCATCGACTCCAAAAGATAGTCCTGCATATTCCCTCCTCTGCCTACTGCTACTGTTTATGCATACAGTATAAAAATCCAGTCGGAATTGAAACTATTTCTTATGTATCAATGGGATTGATCTGAACCTTGCCAGATCAAAATGGTTCTTCCTGCAATCTGCCGTTCCGGTAGAAAAGCCGCATTTTCGCACCTGCATTGAGGCTACAGCCCTTAAGCAACAGCCTAATTTGATATTCATCACCGTTAAATCCCCTGGCTTTTAGTTCCAGCTCTAACCGTCGGTGCTTTGGCCCCGTACAGTTATTGACAGAACTCCAAGGGGCGGCAATGCCGCCAGA